GAATATAGGACACCGTTGACTATTTGTTCTAAGAATCTATAATCATCTTTATCTAGGCATTCTGCTCAAGATGAAAGTTGACTTAGTTTTCTTATAAGCAAATGGTCTTGGGAGACAGGATATCAAGGAGTATTCTTATCCTTGATCATTCTGATAAAAGACTTAACAATCTTGACCCTTTCTGATTCTAGGGTCATCATGTCGTTTTGTCGGTCACAGAAATCCACAACTTCTTTCTCGAAGAACTCTTTGAGAGAATCTAGGAGCAAGCTGTAAGTTTCATCGGAAATCCGAGAACTAGCAGTTTGTGTGTAACTCTTCTGTATCTTACGGAAGACGAACCCAGATAGAAGTAATAGTTCTAATCTGTTAGAACGCCCGGGATAAGAATTGCTGCACAAATAAAGTTGGTGTCCGATCTCTTTGCATTTGACTAAGAAAGATGCCTCACTTGAGAGGTTGTCTTCTAATAGTCGCAAAGGGAGAGGAGAGAGATCTGAGCCATTACGGAATAAGCGTTTAGCAAACTCCGCGATGGACTCGTGTTGGTTAGACACGAATGAATCTTCCTGATTTCAGGAGATCTCCAGATCACTCAATACCCTCTTATAAGAAGAGGCTAATCTATGATCGGCGATGACGATGTCATCACCTAAGATTAGATATTTCCCTCTTGTTCGGACGCGGATCCTAGCACCCGCAACGCGCACCAACAAATGGTGACAGAGTGCAAAGGATGCCCATGAGGTATAAATTCCCATAGGTGATCCAACTGCATACTTTGTCGTTTTTGTTGAGCCGTCGGTGCTACGGTAATCGACTTCTGGTTGCAAAACGTACTTATAGAACGATTCTTTATGCTCACATAAGTGAGGAAATAAAGTCGACATTAAGATTCATTGCAACTCAGCAGGGAACCTATCGGTCGCCTTACTCAAGTCAATTGACTCGATGTGTCGACCTTCAGAAGTTCACTTCCGAAGAATAGGCCCTACCTTTGATTGTTCTCAAGAACAATCTTCAGGGAGGCAGCGAAGTAGTTTCATCATATAAGTATG